TATCTTTTTAGTATATCTTCCTTTTTTCTTATAATATTTTCTTGTCATCAATTGTATATAATATATTATGATAAATAATATATTACTATAAATGTAATATTACATATTACATATTACATAAATTTAAAAAAAGAATCCGGTTTTCTTTTTCTTTGTCTTGCGTCTTTTCTTAACTGGTTGTTCTATACTTCTAGTATTATTTTTTTTATTTTTTAAAGTATTATCCTTAGTCTTAGAATCCGTTGGTCTATATCGTAAAAACCACTCATCATATTCATCACTATTTTTCTTATCCTTAAGTTCTTTAAATTTCTCAGCCTTCTCAGCGCGCATTTCTTCTACAGTTTCTTGGTGTCCCATACAATTAATTGAGAATCGTCGTAACACACCCTTTTGTGCTAAACGGTTTTCCTCTTGAACCTCAAATAAATACTTAGACATACATAATATACGGTCCTTATCATAATATGGACGACTTGAATATAAAAATGCCAAATAAAAACTCAACATAGTATCAATTGTTGCTATTTTAACACTGTAACCACCTTCCTTAATTATATTATAACTATGACACGCAAGAGGCTCGTAAATAAAAGCAATAGTATCTGCTCCTACTCGGATTTCATAATGCGTCGCAATAATTTCACCAATTGAAGGACGTTTAATAACTTTTACATTCTTAACACCAATATCACGTAAGCGTTCTACAACAATTTGTGCTGTTACAGTTGGCTCCTCGGATAACACATCAAAATCAGGATTCTTCAATAATTTGTGACGTAAATGCTCAGGCATATATTGGGAATATATAGAAATTGCGTAGCCACCAAAAAATACTACACCTTGATCAATTAATGTTTGCTGAACTGTCTCATAAATCTCATTTACATCCTTGTTATTACCCATTTTACGCTGAAAATCAATATGCGAACATTGTGAAGCGGTTAAGGGATAATGTTTATTTAAGAGAGTTAAACGCTTCAATACTTTCTCCCAGCGTGATACATCACCGGCAGGACGGGATAACTCTAAATACATAGCCATACGTAGCAAATTTGGCGGCGCATAAAGTATTCCAGAAATTTTAACTGCTTCTTTTTTAATCGCGTTAAATAGCTCTTTGGGTAAAAGTGTAATATCAGCAACAGGAATAAAATCCACAAATACTTTGAATGTTCCATGGTGTTGTCCTGATTTTGCTTCCACTTCAATAAACCCTTCTTTTACATAAATATCTGTTAGTTCTTTGGCATCATTTAAAGCATTTGCGCTGTAAAAATCATAATCAGGGATTTCTATATCTTTATTATAAAATTGGTCTTGTTTGGGTAAGATATTATTTATAGCAGTTCCTCCGTAACAAATTAACTTCTTGTTGCGAATAAAATCTTCAACAATACTAATTATTTTTTTGATAGCAGGTGAGTTGGCTGTTTTTCGTCCTTGTATATCTTCAGCTTTATCTACTGCTGTGCGAAGAATTGCTAATTCACAATCTTCAAATTTCATATTTTTGTCACATATTTCTTTTTTCATTATATTTAATCTTAATATATAATGATAATAAATATTTTATTATAGAATATTTATTATTTGTTATAGAATATTTGTTATAGAATATTTATTTATTAATTATATTTTCTTAAATATTAAAGCTGTAATAATCGGACTTAACTGTGCGAGGAGCATATGATAATGCTGGGTCTTGTGGTGGTGGTGCCGGAACTGTTACTTGTGTATAACGTAGTGATAGTGGTTTCAAAACAAACGCACTGTTATTTTCATTAAAAAATGCTTCATTTTCCTCAATATTTGAGTCTATATTCTGGTATCGCATTGCCAGCATTTGGCAACCAGTTTCTCTTAAAACAACTGAACTAGGGTTGCCAGGGTTTGCGCCAGGATTAGGAATACCAATTGTCATACATAATTTATTATACTCAGTTAATTCAGCAATATCTGAATTGTATTTTACATCATCAAATGTTAATTCTCTCATAAATATAGAGTTACTTGTCATATTAACATATTCGTAAAATTCTTTACACTCTAAAAATGATGTATTACTTCTGTCAACAATTATAGAAATCTTGCCCATCAATGCGGTTAGCGGTGTTGCTCCAAAATTAGTAGCAGCATTGTTCTTCATATTTTCAAAACTATATGATTTACCCATTAACATATCTGAATGCTTCTCAAAAATATGCGCAAAATTCTTATACATTTTTTGGTTTTCACTCTTTATACGTAAATGAAAAATAATTGGATCAGCTGGATTAGGAGCACCAGAAGATGAAAATGCGTTATTTACTATAGTTGACATAATATCGCTAAAATTAATATAATTAAATGTTTCTTTTACACAATAATTATCGGCAGTGCTGGTTGCTACTACTGGCTGATCATCAATAGAGTAGATTTCAAAGTCAAGACCTCTTACACCCTGTTTCAATAAGTCTTTTAGCGTACACATAGATACATAATCATTCTTATAATTTCCACCGCTACAACAGTTGTAAGCTGACTTAATGTAAAAATCTCTTAAATTAGCTTGAAATTTTGGTTGAGTAGTATTTATAGATAAAATATTAGTATTTAGATCACCGTAAACACCATCCATTAACTGACATTCTCTTGTAAGCATATTATTAGACATATTTACATAGATTGTGATGCCGACAATAAGACCAAGAACGCCACCAATAATGGCGCCTTTTTGTTCCATTATTCCCTGACCCAAAATACTGAACATAATTGTTAGTATAATTATGATAGCTATACCACCAAAATTACCAGTTCCAGTATAATAAAAATAATACATAAAAGCAATAACTATAATAGAAAATGTTAGCATTGTTAATAATGTAATTGTTGTAGCTTCCGACATTTCTTTTATTCCTGACATAGCTTGTTGTATATTTTGTCGTGCTTGAGTTGCTATATCTGTTGAACCTGAACCTGTTTGTGACATCTTTTATATATTACTTTATGAATATATTATTTTTTTATAAAGTGAAATGAAATCAAACTAACAAAATAATATTAACTGTAATAATTAGTTAAAAAAATAATATGTTAGTATTATAACAAATAAAATGCCAGGAGGACTTATGAATCTAGTATCAGTTGGACAACAAAATATTATTCTAAATGGAAACCCATCTAAAACATTTTTTAAATCTACTTATGCTCAATATACTAATTTTGGCTTACAAAAGTTTCGTGTTGATTTTGAGGGTTCTAAAACACTACGATTATCAGAGCCGTCAACATTTACATTTAAAATTCCAAGATATGCCGATCTGCTTATGGACTGTTACTTGACTGTAGCAATGCCTAATATTTGGAGTCCAATTATGCCACCACAAACAGTGCCACAAAGTGATGGAACAACAACATATACCGATTGGGCGCCATATGAATTTAAATGGATTGAAAATTTAGGGGCCAAAATGATTTCCAAAATAAGTATTATTTGTGGTAATTACACTTTACAAGAATATTCTGGTGACTATTTATTAGCAGCAGTTCAGCGTGATTTTTCTGGGGTTAAAAAGAATTTATTTGATGAAATGTCTGGTAACACGCCTGAAATGAATAATCCCGGTAACTCTGGTTCACGAGTTAATTCATATCCTAATGCTTTCTACTCACCCGACTTACCTGGTCCTGAACCATCTATTCGCGGTCGTATATTATATATTCCGCTAAATAGTTGGTTTGGTCTTAAATCACAAATGGCATTTCCATTGACATCTTTACAATATAATGAGCTACAAATTGTTGTTACACTAAGACCTATTAGTGAGCTATTTCAAATTCGTGATGTATTTGATACAACATATAATTATCCATATATTGCGCCCAATTTTAACTCTTGGTATATGCAGTTCTATCGTTTCTTACAACCACCTCCTGATATTGAACTTGGTCTAACATCATATAGTGATACCAGAACATTATGGAATGCTGATGTTCATTTAAATTGTACTTATTGTTTCTTATCTAATGAAGAAGAACGTATGTTTGCTTTAGAAGAGCAGAAATATTTAATTAAACAGGTTCACGAACAGCAGTTTTTTAATGTGACTGGACCAAATAAAGTTCAATTAGACTCAATTGGTATGATATCTAATTGGTTATTTTATTTCCAGAGAAGCGACGTAAATTTACGAAACGAGTGGTCTAATTATACAAATTGGCCTTATAATTATATGCCTCTTGATGTAGTTCAAGCACCGTCAAATGGTGATTTTCTTATTTACAGAACTGATACTTTAGGTAATCAAGTTCCTGTCTATATTGGACCTGGTGTTAACCCTAGTGGTAATTTAACAGGTCTCCTAATCACATCAGAATATTCACCAGAAAATGATAAGATGATATTATTGGCAATGGGTGTTTTGTTAGATGGTTCTTACAGAGAGAATATTCAAGCAGCAGGCATTTTTAATTATATTGAGAAATATACAAGAACAAGTGGTAATGCTCCACCTGGTCTTTATTGCTATAATTTTTCAATTAACTCTAATTTGTCAGACTTACAACCATCTGGCGCTATAAATATGAACAGATTTAATCAAATAGAGTTGGAATTTACTACAATTATACCACCACTGGATCCTTTAGCGCAAAGTTTATCAATTTGTGATCCACAAACAGGTCAAGTAATTGCGGTAAATAAGCCTACATGGCGTATATATGATTATAATTTTAATCTAACATTATTTGAAGAGCGTATTAATATTGTTAACTTTATTGGTGGCAATGTGGGTCTAATGTATGCGACATAGGCGACATAAAAGAATTATACTAAAATATTATTAAATATTAGTATAATTATATATTTCACACGTTAAAAATAACCTTGTAAGCGAAGCAAAAAATAAAACTGATTTCCAGCGCCGGGAATTGAACCCGGATCCCGGCCTTGAAAGGGCCATATCATAACCATTAGACTACGTAGGAACTACTATTTATTATTTGTAAACAAGTAAAAATATATTTATTAATAAAGCTCCGAATTATAAGCATTAGCAGGTGTTGGTCCAATATCATAAAACATCCCAGTTGCCGTTAGTGTCTTCTTATATTGTGGTGTTGTTCTGTATTGTTCCGGTGCCGCAGCATATTCATAAGCTAATTCTTCATCAATAAGCTGTGCTTTCGCATCATATACTGGCTCCCAAATTTTATATCCTCTATAAGGAGATGGAACCTTAGCATTTTCATCTATAACCTTTGCTCTTGTTCCAATATCATATGTTAAGGAAGAATGTTGTGGATTTTGATTATAAATAAGTTTCCCTGTTTCTAAAGTGTCAGCAGGTACATATGATTGTGGTGGAGGTGGTGTTAACTTCTCAGCTACAAGTTTGTCGTGTATTTGTTTTAATAGTGACTGACAACCATCTTGATAACAATCTACATCTGTTGAACATTGCTTGCCGGTTTTAGAACATTTAGAATTATAACACGCATTTTGACAACCTTGACTATTATTTAATGGCATA